TTCTTTTTTATGCCCTTCCTTTGATCAAAAACCAATGACTAGGCTAATTATGGTATAATAGGGGCCACTAGCTCCCAAGACCTTGATATCACTGACTTTTCAAGGGGTCGTGAGTGACTGAATACGGGACTGAATACGACATATTTATATTACCATGTATTCAAGCAATTTCTCCACTGTATCGCTCCGTTGCTCTTCCGTTATGTGTGTATACAGGTCCAGCGTTATTTGGACGGTGCTATGTCCTAAACGATCAGATATACTTTTCGGCTCAACACCAGCTGCAAATAAAAGGCTTGCGTGGGTATGTCTCAGACCGTGAGGCGTGATTGGTTTTAAATCGTGGTCTCTTATAAAATTTTTGAAATAACGAGTGAAATTTTTAATGTGTACCCAGTCAGCCGATTCATTCGTAAAAATGAAATTGTCATCGCCTTCAAAGTGCTTTCCATTTCTGAAATATATCTTAATTTGATCTTTCTTCCATCGTTTCAGCGTGGAAAGAGTCGCGTCATCTATCAAGATTTTTCGAAAACTCGTTTTAGTCTTTGGTGATTGTATAATTTGTCTATCATGGATTCGCGCAGCGGTTTTTGTGATTGAGATCCGTTTATTTTCAAAATCAATATCTGACCACTTGAGCGCGATCGCCTCGCCTTTTCTTAGGCCGGTATAACTCAACAGATGGACCAACGGAAAAAAATAAGTCAAGGAAGCGCCACGAGCGAGATCAAGAAATGTTTTGAGCTCGTCTTTCGTAAGGTAATTATCACGTTTTGAAACAGGCTTGCTTTTTGGCCTGATAACTTTATCGAATGGATTTGTCGGAATAATGTCTATTAGAACAGCATACTTAAAAATACGCTCAATAACTGACAAATAGTGTGTATACAGAACATATTTCTCACTCAATGATACAACAACTTTTTGACAGTATGGAACAGATATTTTTTTTATCTTCATTCCTTCAAAATGATTTTTAATAAGTTGTTTTAATTTGCTTTCGGTTAACCCGAAAGTACTAGCTTTGACAGTCGTTTTATAACTTTTTAACCACAAATGAGCAACCTCTTCAAATGTGGGATCTTGGAATCCGTCCGATTGATTCGACGGAAGCCCGTTCTCTTCCACGTCAAGCAACAAATTTCTTTCGGCTTGTTTGGCTTCTTTCATGGTTTTAAAGCCCCGGCGCGTGGTCCGCCGTTCTTTGCCGGTTATGGGATCAATGCCCAGATAAGTTTGAAATAAGTAACGAGTCTCCCCGTTTTTGGTTGTATATTTTTTTATCATGTCTTTCCTCCGTTTTGGCTTGCCCGCACAATTGAAAGAACGAAATGATTATGGTATACTTAACTTATATCATGTATTTCCCCGTGGCTTGCCTCGGGGCTTTTTTTATTCGAAAAACAATTTAATATTTTCCGCTTGCGCGTTGGTGATCTTGGCTTTAATCGTCTTGACTTCGCTTGTCTCGATATTTCGCAAGTACAACATAGCAAGACCGGGCTTTTCTTCGGTAGTAGTGACAGAGGTTGAATCAATTTTACCTTTCCGTTTTCCGGAGGAGCCTATTTTGGCACCTACAACAGCACCAGCTGGTCCAAGTGTTGAACCAATTACAGCCCCTAAAAACGCACCTCCTTTTTTCCCTTTCTGTTTGGTCGTTCCAGTCGTTTTTGTGTGTTCTACGATAGTAGAGCCTTCAAATTGGAAATTCTCAAACTCAAAAAGCTCGGGAGTGTCTGAATAGAATCCGATATAATACAGGCCGTCAATCGTTTTTCGAATCGTTGTATTCCCGATTGAAATTTTTGTTTCTTGGGCAGCTTTCTTTCTCATTTCATTCATCGAAGAAATTCCGTCCGCTGTTTTTTCGGTGGCTTTTTTTGCAAAGTCTTTGATTTTGCTATAGTCCATGTTTTTTCTCCTTTTATCCAACTAATCGATAGTATTCATCTATTACCATTAATTCATCGGCCGTCGTTTTTAGTTCGTGGCGCTCCATAAAATGTACATAATTAAACTCGCTCGCGTCCCCAGCTGCTAACTCTTCCTTTAATAGCGCGTGTATCATGGCCCTATTCGCCTCGTTTTCGCACTTAATCGGGTTTATGGTATATTCGGCCGTCGTGTGCTCTAAATGCCCCAGCTCGTGCAAAATAACGCGTTTCTGGGCCTCCCTAGTTAGTGACTTATTAACAAAAATGATCTTCATATCAGATAAGATCATTCCGGGCCGTGGCCACAAGTCATTGTCAAAGTAAGCGAGCGTGACGCCCGCTTTGTCACAAATTTCTTCTATCATAATCTTCCTTTAAAATAGATATCAAGTATATTTTCAATCGCTTCGATATCTTCTTCATTTAATGGTTTTCCGTCGAAAGTCTTTGCAGTCTTGGCCAGCTCGCGCAGATCCAAGCCCGAAAGATCCGGCTCTTTCTTGACCGGCTTCACACCTAACAGATATTCAGGCGTGACACCGAGCGCGCTTGCATAAGCGTTCGCCCTATTCAATGGAAAAGTTCTCGTCTTATTGAAATATCTTGATACGCCAGATTTTGCTTGTCTGACTCGACGGGCGAGCTCACTTAAAGAAATATTTTTTTCTTCGCACAAGGCCTTTATAAGGTCTATTATTTCGTCATTAGTCCGCATGGTTGCAACTCCTTTTCTTTATGTTTCTATTATAACACCGTTCCGAAAAAAGTACAAATAATACCAAAAAAGAAAAAATGTGTTTTTTTTAGAAAAAAAGTGTTGACAAAAAAGAACGCTTGATTTATAATTAAATTGTTCTCAAGAAAGAACGCTAAAAAACAGAAAGGAGGTCCATTATATGACCGTGAATCATTTAAGAATCAAAGCGGAACGAATCGCGAAAGGATTGACGCAAGATGATATGGCAAAAGCCCTTGGCTGGTCCGATCGTGCTCGCTACGCTAAACGCGAAAACGGTCTGGTATCATTCGACGCTGACGAATTGATAAAGGTCGCGACGATCCTCGGGTTCTCGAAAGACCAGATCGGAATTTTTTTTACGGAAGGCGTTCACTAAAACGAACGAAGGGCGTAAAAAAAGCACCCGAGCGAATAAACTCGAGCGCTTGAAAAAAATATCTACCTTAATTATATCAGAAAGTGCTTGCCCGCACAATTGGAGGAACGAAGAAATGGAGGAGCTAAACTTGCCACCCTTGATCTCGGACGAGATCGCGAAAGTCTATCTCAGGTCGATCGTGGATATCGTGAGAGACGAGTTAAAGAAAGAAATAGAAGAAAAACAAATGCCACTCGATCAAAAAGCCTTGATGAAAAAATTCGGCTTCGATCATGGCTATATAAAGAAGCTAGAACGTCGAGGACTTGCATTTCGGAAGCAAGGAAAGAAGAAAATGTACGACGTCCGGGACGTTTACGAAATTTTAGAAAAAGAAAAGGAGTATTTAAAATGAATGAAATTATTATTTCTGGGCAAGTGGCCGGGACAGTAGCAATCGGGGGCGTGTGCTTCTTAGTTGGGTTCATTGTCTCATGGTTCGATCACAAGAAACAAATGAGAATCGCAAAAAGTGAAACACTCAAAGCTATCGAAGAAGGGCTTCCAGAGCACAACGCACAAGTCATCGAGCAATACGAAGACGAGCTCGCAAGCCGTCGGAAAAATATGAAGCTATACACTGAATCGCCGGAGGTACCGTTCCATGTTTGGTAAAAAGGCCCGCAAGATCGAGCAACAATCAAAAGCGCTCAATCGCTTGTGGTTTATCAACTTGCAACAGACCGAAATTCTGAAAGCTACACTTGAGCGGGAAGAACGATTGCTTGACGAGCTCGCTCGTCTGAAAGGAGAGTCAAGAAATGGTAACAATTAACAAGCTCGAGATCGAAAACGTCAAACGCGTTAAAGCGGTCAAAATCGAGCCGTCAGCGAAAGGGCTGACCATTGTCGGAGGGAACAACAACCAAGGCAAAACAAGCGTATTAGACGCGATAGCGTGGGCCTTGGGTGGTAACAAATACAAACCCTCACAGGCACAGCGTGAGGGGTCAACGATTCCCCCAAGCCTAAAAATCACGCTATCAAATGGCCTTGTCGTCGAACGTAAGGGCAAGAATAGCGATTTAAAAGTGATTGATCCAAGCGGAAACAAAGCCGGTCAGAAATTGCTTGATAGTTTCGTGGAAGAATTGGCGCTAGACCTTCCGAAATTCATGGAAATGAACGATAAGGAGAAGGCTACAACGTTATTACAGATTATTGGGGTAGGCGATCAATTAGTTCAGCTTGAAATGGAAGAAAAAGCAAAATATCAAGAGCGTCATGCTATCGGAGTGATTGCGGACCAAAAAGAAAAGTTTGCAAAAGAGCAGCCGTATTATCCAGACGCACCGAAAGAGCTTGTTTCGATTGCGGAACTCATTCAACAACAACAAACCATACTTGCTAAGAATGGCGAAAATGCTCGTAAACGTCAGAATTTAACAAGAATCGAAAACGAATATCAAGGGGCGCTTGCAGACGTCGAACGACTTAGCAAAATGCTTGAAGAAGCTCGAGAGAAAGAGCAAGGGCTAGCGCAAGACCTTGATATTGCACGCAAAGACACGCAAGAGTTGATTGATGAATCAACGCAAGAAATTGAAGAAAGTATCGCGAATATCGAACAAATTAACTTGAAGGTTCGAGCGAATTTTGACAAAGACAAGGCGGAAGAAGACGCGAAAGTTTATCGTGAACAATACCGCGAATTAGACCTTATTATTGAAGGAATCCGCAAGCAAAAAACAGACTTGCTCACAAACGCGGACTTACCGCTTCCGGGCTTGTCCGTGGAAGATGGAGAGCTCTTATACTTGGGTCAGCGTTGGGATAATATGTCCGGCTCGCAACAATTACAAGTCGCAACGGCTATCGTTCGCAAGCTCAAACCAGAGTGTGGCTTCGTGCTAATTGACAAGCTCGAGCAGATGGACCAAGTGACACTAATGGAATTTGGCGCTTGGCTTGAACAGGAAGGCTTGCAAGCTATAGCGACACGCGTTTCAACGGGCGGAGAGTGCTCGGTCATTATCGAGGACGGGTACAGCGTCAAACCAGACAGTTTTGAAAACGGACTATTAAACGGGGCAACAAATGGCGCACAAGAAACAATCGCGCCAACTTGGCAAAATGGCTTTTAACAGAAAGAAGGAAAAATCATGAAAAAAACAGAAAAATTTATCGTTATTCGTAACAAAGAAAATGGACATTTCTTACAGGAGTATGAAAACAATAATCGAGCTTTGGCCTATAGTTCAAAGTGGACCGACGACTTGCGAGACGCTGCAAACAATAGCGTAGAATCTATTGAAAAGCAGGGTGACCGTATGTATAAAGTCGCTGAAGCGTTCGAAGGTGAACTGCTCGAAGTTACAGCAACGTATGAGCTCAAAACGCTCGACGGCAAAGAGCCAAAAGATCTGACAGATGAGATCGAAGAGGCAAAACGCAAACATTTTGAAAACCTCCTTCGTGGGCTTTTAGGTGACAATGACGAGGAAGACTAAAAAATGCAAATTACAAGAGGAAGGAAGGCACGGGCTCAGAAAGTCGTGATTTATGGCCCGGAAGGAATCGGAAAGTCTAGCTTCGCGAGTCAATTCCCGGATCCAGTATTCATCGATACGGAAGGATCAACCGATAATATGGACGTGGCCCGTATGGACAAGCCAACGAGCTGGGCAATGCTCAAGAATGAGATCTCGTTTATTAAGGCAAACCCGGGCGCGTGTAAGACG